CTTATATTCACCAGTTTCCTCATTCTCTTGGACAACTGAAATGACACCCATGTTGCCAGTTGCATCTGGAGTATCAGTGAAGTAGAATGTGCCACTTCTTCCTGCAAGAGTAAACCCAGTGCTCTTGATATTCAGACCACCAGACTTCTTGTAGAAAGTATTTCCAAAGCACAACTCATACTGTGCAGACTGATTAATAAGTGCTTTCAGGTTTCTTCTGATAATAACACGGGTTACATTAGATGTAATCGCATTATCAACATTATCAATCGTCTGTCCAAGTTTACTATACTTAAATCTACCACCAAACTGATTGATGTTTGATGTGGAGAAAGTATTCAGGGTATCTACAATTCTAGACTTCAAGTCATTGACATTAGAAACCTGAGCATTATTGTAGTAAACTGCAGAGTCAATCTCAACATAAAGGACCTTAAGGTCTACAATCTGCTGATTGATGCCTGACAGTGAGTAATTCTTTAACTTACTCAAAATATTATTCTTGTCGAAGTCAGAGACATAATCACCATTCTTTGGTTTGATGCTGATGATTACATTACCAAACTGTGGTGGGTCTAACTCTTCACCACCAACAACAGAGACTGACTCAGTGTTGGGGTAGATGGATTGGATAATCGCTTCGTAATCGCGTGCTGTAACCGCCCTGTACTGCGATGAATAGATTCTTGGGGCAAAGTATTTGATTGAGTCAATAGACTCGATGTCGCCGCCATTAGAGGCAGCACTGGTGGTGGTTACAGATGCACTGGAAAGTGCAATAACATTGTTAGATGAGTCAACAACACGACCTGAGAAGGCAAAATTCGATGGTCCATTACCATCTTTACCATCAGTGACGATGTATGAGACTGTAATGACTGACTGATTCTCTAATTTCTTGCCAAAGAAACCGTCACCAAACAGCAATTCATACTTTTCGTCCTGAACTTCCTGAATCAGATAGGTTTCTGATGTTGATTTGACATTCAGGATGTTGTCAATCAGTGAATATTCTCTTCCAAGACCCGTTTCGCTAGGACCTTTGACATATGCAACGATTGTTGAGGTGTCAATGAAGGAATTATTGAGAATAAATCTCTGGTCCAGTGAGCCATCAACAGTAAAAATGTTTTTTAGGAAAGTTCCTTGATATATTTCGATACCTGAGAATGATGCCTTCCCATCTTTCACCGTAGTAGTGATGCTTTCTGGGATTGAGAAGACAAAACTAGTGTTATTTGACGACGCAACGCACACTAGACCCTCCACTAAGGTCACTGTAGGAGTGTCTGCGCTAGTTTCTACATTAATCGTCACAGTCGCCTTAGCGGCGCTCCTGGAGCGAGGTACGTATCCGATATTTCTTGCTAACGATACGACATTTTCCCTCAATGTTGCCGAATCCAAGAAGGATTCATTGACAATCATGTTGGAATTGAATGCCGTGATGTAGGTATTATACGCTAGAGTGTCGATTAAGACCGAAAAGTTGGACCCTTCAAAGTCAAAATCCGTAAAATTGGAGTTTGCACGAAGATAATCCTTAATTTGCGCCCTTATCTGGTCAAAATCGAGGTTTGTAAACTTAGTAAAAGGCATATTATCTTGTTGCCTCTAGGATGAATGTAAATTCTTGTACTGGAAAGTCCTGACCGATGATATCAAAGACGATATTACACTCAAAAGTGTTGGTATCTGGTTGTGGATTGACCTGAACCTCAACATTTGCCACTCTTGGCTCGAAATTTTCGATTGTAGTCAAGATTTGCTCTTGAATTATGGTCGCAGTGCCATAATCAACGAAGTCAAATAAACTAGAACGCACATCAGACCCCAAAAGAGGTTGAAAAAATCGCTCTGTAGGAATAGTTTCCACTAAATTTCGCACAGAGCGACGTATTGCATTCTCATTCTTGAGGACTGGTAGGTCCTTTGTCACCGGATGAGGGTCAAATGACAAACTAATGTCCTTAAATGCTCTTGATATCCGTGTGACTGCCATTGGTCAGAAGGTTTTCTTGACTTATTTATGCTTAAGACCAAGGATTTCCGTAATTTGGCTCTGTTCCATACTCCCAATCATCATAATCATCATCATTTCTGATTTTCTCATGAAGTTGGGACTGTTTCTTTAGGTCGTGTGTCTTCTCATAGTCCATAATTTCTTGAAGAAACTCTTTCTTCTCCTCATTCACATTGATTTTTTGCATTGAACCATAGTCTGAGGCGAGACGATTCGTGCCCCACATCTCTTTCATGTAGTCTGAGTTTCTATCGACAGGTGAATTTCCCATTTTAGCTCCTGTTTTATACAAAACAGAACTTTTAGAGGGGTTGCTATCCCTTGTGTCATATTTATTTTCATAAAAAAGGGGGTGTATACCCCCCTCCTGATATCAACCCTTTCCTTGTCCGCGATATTTCTTCTTCGCCTTATTGCGAGAGGTAGCGGCGCACTTGGTATGAGCACCCTGCCCTTGACGAGTTTTCTTCGGAGCACCCTCCACATAACCGCCGCCCTTACGAATAGCCATAATCAATACCTCTTAGTAATTTTAGTTTCAAGATTTTCAGGTCTTGGAGAACCTGTCCGATAAAACTCTATCGACAGGTCCTCCATAATATCGAAATACTCCTCCTGTGTCAAGTCCTTATGTAAAACTTTATTCTTATGGAGAATTGTATACACCTCTGACATTGTATCAGATAATTCTTGACTTTTCGTGTCCAACTCTGATGCGAGGGTCACACCAAATCTCAAAACCTGCTGCGATTGCATCCAGACAGAAACTTACATCTTCCCCACACATATCTTGCACTTCTCCAGATTCAAAGACCTGCATCTTCGGTGCAAACCATGGATACTTCATCTCACTATGCTCAAACACTCCGTGCTTGATAATCAACCATCCAAATCCAACATAGTCACAAGTAAAAGGTTTCTTACGACGAGACATCGTTTCCAGTGTCTCATGATTCATTACTCCACCATTGTTTCGGAAATCATCTTCCTCCATCCAGTGTGCAACAGAAGTCGTTTGCCCGTCCTCCGTACAATACCAACCACTGGAAATATCCTGGTCCAACAAAATCAACTGATAAAACTTCTCAGTGTTAAACACAATATCACTATCAATCCATAACTGATAATCATACTGCAACTTTCCATCCCAAGGCACTTGGTCGGGTCCACGCAATACATTAGCGCCAAGACACTTACATCGTGCGAAATTCACCATCGATGAATAGTCTTGACTAATCTGAATACTTCCGCCTGCTTGCACAATGTCAAAACACAATTGCACAAAATTTTTCAGAAATGTATACGAGACTCCACGACCGGGTAGACAGAATACAATCGTCTTGCCGCGAATCATACTCCGCGCCTTGTCGTAATCCCACTCCTGCTTCTCTGTAGCGTTTTGTTGCCCAGTGGGTGCCTTTGCCTTTACAGTAAATCCTTTAGCCATAAGAATGTGTTGTTACTCAACTATCATACAGTAATTTATGAAGGCAGTCAACCCTTCGGATTGTGCATTAACCCTTCACTTCAGTAATCATAATAGACTCTCCGTCAACCTCCATATTAACCTCCGTGCCCTCATACCACCCAAACTCACTCATTACCCACTCAGGTAACGTTACATAATACTCCCCAGTTACAGGGTCAACCTCTACAGTCGTAAAATTTTCTCCGGGATTTTTTTGCATTTCAGGTTTTTGCGTTTCCTTTTTTGTTTTATATAGAGCTGTCGAGCGTAACACTTTATAGCTTAGAGGGACCCATGGTTTTATGAACCGCCTAACGCGCCGCGTTACAAAATATAATAATATAAAACAACTGCCAAATCACGCACACATAGGTATAACAAAGGGGGCACAGACTGCACCCCCTGAGTATAACTTATCAGATGAGAACTTCAGTGGGGAGAGGAAGGAATTGCAGATACTTTTGAGCGGGTTTGATGATACCCATTTGAGAGAGAATGCAATCCTCTTCACCCACAATCAGTTGCAGTTGAGAGAAAGAATCCTTACGCCCAGAAGATGCTGCCCACACGTTAGATTCGGTGAGGTTAGTATCAATCAAAACCATGCCGAAAGTATCAATCTGATTGGCGTTGAAAGTATACTTAATGCTCCACACCAGGTTAGTTTTAGCACCACCGAAGTGAGAGGTTTTGTTACCCGTAGCGAAAGAGGATTTGCTAGCGCCACCCATTAACTTAAACTCAACAGGTTGCCCTTCGATGATGTAATCATATCCTGCCACTTCTTCACGCTTGCCGTTGATACCCAACTCTTTAATACCTGCCTCAATAATCTCATTCACGATGTACTGGAAGATCTTCGTGAAATCAGCAGTTTCCATACCGCTATCTTTAATCTGCTGCAGAGTCTTACCATACAGGCGGAACTCCTCAGCAACGTAGCGGTTGGTTTCTTTGATAACGAAAGCGGTGAGGGTTTCCAGGGTGGTGGTGAGGGTCATCTGAGTTTGGAGAGTGTGGAGGGTCCGTTGCCCTCCGATGTGATTAGTATAAGGCATTGAGGTGGCACCGCGTCGGATGTGTACCACCTGTCAGATTGTCACAGGTCCGCCAGCATCTCATCCAGGGCAGCGGTGTCGATCGTGCCATCCATCCAGCGGGCACCGTCAGGGGTCATCTGCCCCCACATCATCTCCAGGCGGGGGATGAGGCGATCGTAGGAGTCGTAACGCTGGGCGACCTTGTAGGTCGTTTCATCGTTGCTGATCCAGAGGGCGACGTTCCAGGTCGCCCAGTTTGCCCATCCGTTGAAAGTGGTTGCGGTCATGAGTGGTTTTGTGTGTTGAGAGTATTCTACAGGGTCGCCGCGCTCAGTCGCGGTCGGAGATGTGCCAGCGTCCCCACTGTCCCTGAGGGCGGGTTGCCTCCCACTTGGCGAACCACTCCTGAGTGCCAGCAGCGGCAGCATCGCGGATCGCCTGACGGCGGCGCTCTTCAGCGATTACCTGCTGAGTGTAGTCTGCCATGATGGCGTTAAGGTCGGGTGTTTTCTTCATGTAGGTATGATGGCACGGATACAGGGCAATTACAAGAGGTCTTATGCCACTTTCTCAACTGTCACACTCTGGAAGATTTCTACCATTTCCCGTGCAAAGATGCATCTTTTATTAGTTTTTTCGATCGCATCTTTCATCAACTTACTAATCTCAATCCACTGCTCTTTAGTGGTATTCATATCAACATCAGGGACACATGCAGTCGCCCAGGAGATGAACTGATTGATATATTCTTCACTGCCAGTGATACTCATCATCCCCATATCCTGTTGGCGATAATCTTCCTGCAGCAAGCGATTATAAAGATATGGGGTGGTAATTTTGTCCAAATCACATTTCCAAACGCCAGCACGACTGAAACATTTTTGCTCACCATATCCCTGCTTAATATGTCTTTTCCAAGTTGCAACTTCTTTGGAATTGAGATGATAAGTCCAATAATCTTTAGGATTGATTTCCTCTTTAATTGCGCTCCATTCCTCAAAGGTGAGGTAGATGTTGCGGGTCATGAGGTCGTTTGCTGTTGAGAATATTATAGGGGCAGGGTCGGACGCTTTCGGGTGATGAGTGGACAGTCTAAAAGGTGGCACACGGTCCGGGATAGGTGGGGGGAGCGTGCTAGGATGGAGGTAGACTCTCCGGTAAAAAAGAAAGTATAAAAAAAGGGAGGCAATGTGCCCCCCTTAAGTATAACTCAGACCAGCAGGTCAGTTGTAGCAAGTGCGCCCAACTTCATGCCATTACGAAACTCAGTGGTGAAGAACTCAGTGCCATTGTAGAGGCGAATGAACCAATTGAAGTCCTTTTGAAATACACCTTCACCAGCGATTCCATGCTCCGAAAGAATAGCATTCAAACGGGATTTGGTAGTATTAGATTGCCAACCACCATCAAACAGGCGGATGTAATCATCACCAACATCAGCAATGTGGTTGCCGTGCAGATACACTTTAGACTCGTTAGTTTCGGAATCAAACTCTACACGAGTGTTGGCAGATTGCCAGTCAGCGTTGTTGCTGATAGCGGCATTCATTTGGGTTTCGATCTTACGCATGAGAGGTGAGGTCGTTTGACTTGAGAATAGAATAGGCGATTGTGGGGTCAATGGGGAGAATGGTAGACACTCCCCCGACTGTCACACCAGGAAGGTGGAAGGGTCGCCGTAGTCTCCGACGATGTTACCGAAGGCGTCACGGATCTCAGCGTAACCGAATTCCTCAGACAGGTCCAGGCAAAGCAGCATGGCACGGTCCAGGTCCGTGGTGGTTTCGTTCTCCTCAGGAGCGGAGGGGCAGACGATGGAGTAGGTTTGATTCATGAAGACATGATGGCATGGATTCGGACGCTTTGGGGCAAATGGTGGACAGTGCCCCAACCGTCACAACCCCTCTCTTTTGATACGAATCCGTATCAGCAAAAATATAACACTACGAATCCGTATCGGCAGCCGACCCAAAGTATAAAACAGTGGCGCACCTATTCTTTACACATAAGGGCGCTACAATACTTCTCACAAACTCATGAAGAGTTTGCTATACTTAATGACGAATGAGTTAGTATAATGATGTGACAGTAATCATAGTGTCACATTATATCTCCACTTCGTATTCTTTTATGTTAGTGTTCACTTCTTCGTCACCATGGAGATCTAACAAATCTCTCCAGTTTAGACTTTGTAAGTCTAAATCATCATAACACATTACATCGAGCGTTATAGTAACTAGGCGCTTGTTATGTGTTAACATGATGGGTATGTGTGAGGGTGCGTGTGTATAATCTAGCGCATATGCGTTATATTATATCATGCATAATGCCTATACGCAAGCGCATCATAATCATGTGCATCTCGTGTGTATTCCTCGTCGAGATCTAGTTGATCTAGTGCATCTAGTTGAGCATAATGCTCGTAGTATGCATCCTCGTCGAGATTATAATCGTTTGCAAACGTATAGTCGAGATCGTAGTCGTCGTACATAAGCTCGTCGAGATTCTGTGTTATTGTAGCATAAAACTCGTCGAGATTCAACTAGATCTTGTGTAGTCTCGTCGAGATTCACATAAGAATATATATAAGTCTCGTCGAGATTCTGTGTGGGTTCTGTAACTTTTCGCCGCCCTGTGACTTGACAGACTGCGCGTCTTATGATACGCTCGCTAAACTTGCATAAGGCAGAGGGGTTTATAAGGTTTTAGAGAGCATAAGATGGAGTCTTTATGAGGATTTAATGAGGTATTAGAGAGATATTATGATACGATTTCTTATCATTATCCAGTCTTATTATGAATACTTATTGAGACTAATAAAACACTACTTTATATTAAATAATACCTTTTTTAATTGTTTTTAACCTATTTTTACCTTATTTTCGTTATTTCTGCTCATAAACACACTTTCTACTCTTCACATAAGTCAACTGCTTCCAACTCTCTGGATAACAAACCACAAGAGTATGAGTATTATGATGTATAGGGCAGTTCAGTATATCTTCCTCATCCTTAGACCTAACTCCTATCTCAATCGTTAGATAAGAGTTATCCTTAAAATACACCCATCCTTCTACACTAAAGGATGCGTTAGCATTACCCTTATTCCATTTGACATAATCATTGACTTCAGGAATGTAGGAAGGCATACTCTAAAGGATTAAGGTTTAAGGGCATAGAAGTGTAAGGAGAAGCATTGTTGATGTTAATGACTTCTCCTACTGTTTTTGAATTGATAGGGGAATGGAATTGTTTTGTTTTGGTGTTGTAGAAGGCGTATATTGTTTTAGTCGGAGCACCACCATTGTAGACAAACTTGCGATGACACAACAACCAAACAGCAACAATGTTGCTCTTGAAGGGTAGTGTCTCATAAGAATAACCTTCTGGAGCAGTGTGTGGGAGACTAACTTGCTTCAATTAAAACTCTCAGACGATTTGGATTGTAACCTTCAGAAATGAGTTCATTGATTCTTTCCATTGCTCTTTCTTTAGTCAAATGCACATCAGTTGCTTCTGGTGGATGCCAACCATTTGTGGATTCTTCTTCAATGCGATACAGTGGTTCCATGAGTCTTTAAGTCGTAAAGGTTTCTACAATACCTGATTCTTCATCATTTGCCAACTGCAATGTAACAGCAGTTGTGACCTTTTCCATAATCAGGTTGTCATATTTATCCGTATATTCATCCCGCCAATCGAGCAAAATATCATGACACTCAACATCATTCTCAGCAATAACAGTGATTAAACCACCATACTCAGAAGATGGAAATGGCACCCAGTAATCAACCAGATAAAGATACTTCATTAGTGTGTGTAAATTACTCCTCAATTCTATGATAATGTTTGGTAGATGTCAAGAGGGATAATTGTCGATTCATCTCAACCTGTAATGAGATGAGTTTGTTTCTCATGAATGATTCGTATTGGTTGCCTTGAATCAGATTGAGAATGTTATTCGTTTGCATCAGTGCCAAATGCAGTTTAGTCTTTTGGTCCATTAGAGAAACTCCTCAATCAGATAATCAACAGTAACCTCCATCTTTGCAGCAGTTGACTCAAGATACTGGTCCACAAGTTCAGGTGCATCTTCCTGCATAACTGCCAGAGTCTGATACCACAGTTTAGTAGGAAGGGATGACATCATTTCGTAATCCTGTTTCTGTTGTGTCAAGAGTTTGCCAAATTGTGTTGAGTTTGTTGTAGAGTGCTTCGGTGCTTCCATACTCTCTTGCAATGAGGTTTTCGTCACGATGTTGTAATAACTGCAATGCAGATAGAATAATACCTATCTCATGCACATTCAGATTGATATTTGCATCAGTCATATACTCTCCTTTAACTGTTGTATTACTGTCTGTATGGCAGACTTACTATACCCTATTGCAAAGGGTGCAGTATATTCTACATTCTTAGGGTCGGTATCGTCAACTGCATAGTCCACATTACAACACACTTTCAATGCATACTCCAGAGTGGAGATGATGTTTTCAACTTCGTATTTTTTCATTTCAGTGATACCTCAGTTGATAAGTGTGAAGTTAGGAGCCCACATTACTTCATATTCTCCATTCTCCTTATCACCCTCCTCAAACCATTCTGCAAACTCTGAATACAAACAACCTGCATTGTCGTCTTCGTCAGCCTCAACAAATGCATTGTGAAGTGCAACCACATGGTCTAACAAACCTTCCACAATGTCAAGTCGTTGGTCGTCACTCATGTCAAAGTTGTCAAACTTCATTGGTGGTCTCCCTTGTGTGGTGAAATGTATTGTAGCAGGTCTGAGGGGTCTGTTAGCAGTTACTGTGACACTTCCTCAACTGGCATCAAACCCTCTAACACTTCCTCATCATACAGGTCTATAATCTCTTCCTTAATGTCTTCTTCACTG